TGGCTACATATCCGGGGTCAAAGGTTCCTGCCTGATATCCAGATTCTAGATCCCTTGCTTTATAACCTTGCTTAATATCTCCAGCTTCATATCCGGGGTCAAAATCCCCAGCAGTATACTGAGACTGTCCCACATCACTAAGAACACCTGAGGTATAACTTCCGGGCGCATATCCCGGATCAAAAGTAGTTCCGGTGTATTGATTTTGACCGGGCATCGTTATTGTGCCCGGAGTTCTAGAAGTGCCTGTATAGCCAGATGTTACTTCAGTAGCTGTAAGGCCACTATTTAAAGTACCCGGAGAATATTCTTGGTTGAGAGTTCCCGCATCATAACCAGAGCTAAAATCAGACGGGTTGTACCCTGTGCTTCTTTGGCCAGCTCGATATCCTTGACCAAGCCTTCCTGCAGCGTATCCGGGGTCAAAAGTTCCTGCTTGATAGTCAGACGTTACTTGTTGAGGGTCAAAGCCTTGGGCAATATTTAAGCCCATGTTTGAGTCTTGATAACCTATTTGAGATGCAATATCTGACGCTTGATTTAACTGCTGAGGAGTACCTGCCGCAGCCATATCGTACATGCCCCGCATGCCCATTTGCTCATACGGAGTAAAATCAGCAATTCTCTGTCCGGGGTAAGCTTCATATGGACGAGTAGTCTCGTACATAGTACGGCCAAGCATCTCCTCAAAATACGGACGCGCATATTCCGGCAGGTTACTTGTTGTTTGAACAACTTCTTGCGGCCCGCTTGGAGCCTTGCTACCTTTGCTCATTCGTCAAACCTCTTCTCATAAACAACATAGGATCTATCAAACCCATCCTGTTTCAGCCACTGCCAGAATCCCATTCTTGCTGTAGCTTCTATGCCTTTACAGTTATTGTCTTTTGCCCAGTCATGGAACCGATCAAGCATGTCCCATACCCATTCATTAAATCTATCGCCGCCTAAAAACTGTATGGCTAACATCCTTTTGTTTGGATAATCCACCAACTCGGTAGTGCCTACCCCGCTAATCTCTTTGTTTTCATCAAAAGCAACCCAAAGATGTTGATGCCCATTTAATATTGAAGCAAACAACATCTCCATGCTCCATCTTCCTTTAGATCTGGCGATAGCTTTTCCCAACTGCTCACTTACATCAGGCCACAAGGTGGCTAAATAAGTAGTCGGAACAAGTGCAATCGTATGATTCGCCTCCCCTCTTTCTGTTCTCGGTTTTACCTTAGGTTCCCTAGCTAGATCTCTAATGTTTTTTACTCCCGAAAACTCTATAGGCTTTATCATGCCGGCAATACTCCTCCTACCCTCATGGGTGCTGGTTGTCTTAATGTTCCTGTTCTTTCTTGACGAACTCTATCAAGCATTTGATCAAGCTCAGCAACACCGGCATCTGTGCTGCCGTCACCTAAGCCTGAAACAACATCAGCGGGAACAATATATTCTCCGGGACTAACCGCCACTGGCTGACTGTCCCCTATCATTCCGGGGATCATGTCATCCATACCGCCACCTACACCCCTAATCTCTCCTTCTTTTTGAGAGCCCGGAACAATTTCTTCTAGGACTTTTTCTCTAAGCATCTGAAAAGCTTCTGGGCCAAACTCATCAATAAAGCTTGCAACAATTGCGCTTGCTTGCTCTTCATCTAACTGACCAGATATTGCTTGCACTGCTCGCTCAATAAGCAATTGTCCGTTAGATTCTAAAGTTTCGTCCATAGCGGTTTCCCCGCCTAAGTTCATCCTTCTCCTGCCGCCTCTTCCCTTCGGCCCTTTGCGCTGGGGTGCTGGAGCAGACATGGGCGGATCAGAAATCCTCTGATTAGGAGCAGTTTGCATTATAGGTGTTAGTGGTGGCTGAATAGATTGAGGAACCTCTAAAGCTGGAGGTAGTTGCATGCCTATAGGCATCTCTCTAATCTCTGGTTCAAAGCTTCTGCCAACGTTCATTATCCCGCCAGCTCCTACTGCAGGGCTGCTTGCAAAAGGAGGTGTTGAAGGCATTGGCACATAAGGAGCCTGAAGCTCAGGAGGCATTTGCCCAAAAGGACTTCCAATTTCTGGCTCAAAGCTTCTTCCGCCTATTGGGCCTGTACTTCTTGTTGTTTCAGCAACAATGTCTTCGTATGTGATATCAGGAGAGCTAATTACAGGGTCAGAAGGATCTGATCTAGGGCCAAATCCTCTACCGCCGCCTGTATTAGTGTCCTCTGGAACGTTAAGAACTTCATCAATAGTTCCTACGGTTGCGTCTCCTTCTGGCGTTGATAAATAATCTTGGATATTAAATCCACCAATCCCAGCAGCTCCAGAAAGATCTAGGTTGGAAAGATCTATTCCTGACAAGTCAACATTATATATTGGGAATTGACTTCCTGTTCCAGACCCTGTCCCTGTCCCTGTTCCGGTTCCAGAGCCGGCATCTCCAGCAGGTTGTGGTGTCCTAAAATAAGTTATTTCTGGCTGAAATCCGGGTCTAGTTCCTTGAAGTTCTTCGGCACTAATGACCTCTGTACCTCTAATTCCGGACTGTCTTGCTCCTGATCCAGCTCGTCCTGTGGGAGCAAAGTTGTAGTTACCACTGCCGCCTTGACCGCCTATAGGAATTTCTCCGCCGGGGAACATTTGCACAGGGGCTCCTGCCAGCTCTTGCAAGCCTCTAATATTATCTGCGTAATGCTGAGGATTTATTGAAGTGACTCCGCCTCCACCCATCCTTGGTATTGTATAGCCGCTGTAATCTTGTTCTAGTTGGTCAAAGGCTCCCTCTATGTTGCTAACAGCTCTGTCGTATTCTGCTTGCTTTTCTTCTTCAAACCTTCTGTTGTTTCTTTCTGCTAACTCTCTAGCATCTATTTCGGCTATTTTGCCTTCGCCTGTCCCAATTGCCGCTAAGTTAGCGGGCTGAATTAAGGCTTTTCCAAAAGCTCCGGGCTGCTTGAATGGTGCAAGAAGTCTATCTCCTGCAGTTTGAGCGCCCCTTAAAGAACTTAATTGTTCTGATAGGTTTGCTACGTTTGCATTTGCCGCATTTCTAACGCCTTCTGCGCCAAGCAGCTTTTGCATTGGATCTGCTAAAGCCATTTGCGATGGATTTAAGACTGGATTCATGGTAGCTCCAGTGAGATCTGTCACTGCTGCTGGAGAAAACCCTTGGTTTACCAACTCTCCGGTCACAGGATTTGTTGCTGGTGCTGCCCCCATCTCTATTGCTTTAGCTATTGGATCTGCAGTTTCTGCTGCTGTTAATGCTAGGTTTTTTCCAGCCTCTGAAGCAGCCGTTGACGCATCTCCTAAGGCTGCTGCAGTTTCACCTATCTGAGGATTTAATGCATCTGACGCAGCGCCTAACGCTTTTCCTAACCCGAATCCTGTAATCCCAGATAACAATCCTTTCTTTATGTCACCTGTTACGGCTGTTGTCGCTAAACCAGAACCGATAGCTCCAGACAAAGCAGCGTTGCCAGCCACGCTGGTCAGCGCACTTCCCAAAGCACCTGTCCCAAGGGCAGATCCAAGACCCCCAAGTATGGTGCTACCAAACATACTGCCTAATAACGGTGCTAAGAATGGTAAGAAAGCTTCGGGTTGGCCTGTCACTGGGTTGGTGGTCAAGCTTCCGGTCGGAGACAACGCAGCTATACCTTGCACTTCTGCAGGATTCATATGGACAAGCATGCTGTCACCATAGCGACCATATGTCGCCATGTTGTTAGCCATGTTTTGTAAAGGCGGTTGATTCTGATACATATTAACTAGTCTCCACTCCGAAGAGGTTAAACGCGAAGTCTCCCGAACTCGCATAAACTTTTATTACATCTGTCTGGTTTAGGCACATACCAATCACCACCGTTCTAGTCGTGGTTGCCGCTAGATCTTCGTCGTAAAATAAAAATTGCTTGTTGTCTGCCGACGCATCCGCAACATGCACGCTCACTCGAAACGTGCCAGTAGATCCTCCGCGATTGCAAACAACCAGAGAGCTAACCGTGGTTTGAGTTAGGTCTGGGGTTGTATATAAGTCGGTCGTTGTTGTTGCGCTTGGCGCAACCTGACCTAATACCTTAATGATATCGGTCATGAGGCACCCATTAACAAAAACTGAAACCGACGCATTGCCAAAGATCCAGTCTTATCGCCTTGAGTCTTTGCAAGCTCTATATCATTTTCCAGCGTTTGAAAAGCAAACTCAATCGTTCTTCTTGTGGTAGCTTCGTTTTCTTGAGTATATTCAGAAGCAGGGACTGGTAGTGGTATCGTTCTTCTAGATGCCATTATCTTCTACCGTCCGGTTGCAGATCAAATCTTAAGTCTCCAAGCCTCCATCCATAACCAGACCCGTTACTTTCAACCCTAACCACAGAATGTCTAGCTCTGTTACGAACAAAAGACTGAGTGCTTGTTGGTGTAACAACTGATGTTGACAACGTCGTTGCCGTCTCTAAAGGAAAGTCACTGCCTTTTATTATAATGTTTGCTTCAGCATCTGACTGATTACCATTAAATGTAAAGTCAGGAATTATTCTGCTCATAAACATAAAGTATTCGCCTTCGGACATTTCCAAATCCCCAGACTCTATGTATGCCGTTATGGCCTCACCGTCTCCATCATACCCAACTTCTTGCTCGTAAAGGTAATTATTACCCCCTTCAATTGCAGTTGTTGCTAATGGATACTGCCTAGTTGTTCCTCCTACCCAAGCTCCTCTTGATAGCGTTCCAACTGACCACAAATTTTCTTCATAATTATATGTGACGTAATTCGTTATTTCCGTATCAGCACTACCTACTGGATAAAACCATGTGACTTCGTTGTAATCATTATTTTCAGCAGCAAAAATCTTATAAGCTTGGTCTTGATTTAGGTTTGAAAAAACAAAGTCTTTAACGGAGCAAGGCAGCGGCTGAACAGCCCCGTTGTAAACATAAAAGTTTCTTCTGTCCATGAAGTAAACAGACCCTCTTGCATTCACAGCCGCATTAGGGGATATCATCGATACATCAGAACTAAGTCTAGTAAACTCAAAAATAAACGGAGCGCCAATAAATCTCATGGAGTGAAGACTTACATCAGTCCATATAAGTATTTCCTGTCTTGTTTGAACAGCCCCAACAATTAACGATCCAGAGTTAATTCTTACACCGCCAGCAGAGTTAATTGCTGTGGGAGTCCAGTCTGCAACATTTTCTTGATCAGAAAACCTTACAAACAAAGGATCTATATTAGATGAACCGATAGGGTTTGTGCCAAAAGCTATTACATGCTGGTCTGTATCAGATACCATTATTTGTAAAGCAACTGTTGGAGCGTTAGAAGCCCCGCCAAGACTGGTTATATTTACGCCTCTTGCTCCAGTACCACTAGATTCGTCCCAATAATAAATGCCACCGCCTCTAATATTGAACAATAAATCTTCACCGAAGTTATCTTGGCTCCACAATCGAAGCTGTCCAGCAGAAGATACTGCGCTAGAGCTTCCCCAAGTACCAGATCCCCAAGTGCTAGCGCCCCAGCCAGTGCCGCTGACAAAGGTGTTTAGGCCTGTATTTATTTGGTAAACACCAATTGTGCTTGATCCGCCGTTTCCAGTATCACTAGAGTTTGCAGTTACTTCGTTACCGTCAGAATCTTTAGCGACTATTGTGTAAGTGCTTGTCGTTGGCACCGAGACAACTTGGTACTCTTGATTCAATACTGGCGCTGTTATGTTGCCGCCTAATGTTGCAGCGTCTGAGTATGTTACAAAATCATTAACCACGGCTCCGTGTGCCGTGTCTGTAACAGTCAAAGTAGAAGACCCATCGACCGCTGCAAAGGTTACATCGCCAGCCGAAGTAGTCTCTCTGATAGGGGTAATGTCGTTAAATCCACTCCCCTCTGCAACATAGAACTTAAGGTTTGTACCGAGCCCTATGTACTTGATTGACTCCAAAGAAGCCCAGTCATGTATTGACCGACAAACTCCCAAGAAAAAATCCTCGGTAAACTTACGCCAGCCTCCTATTTTTTCTGGCCGACCTTTCCTAAACCTAACTTTGTCAGAGTCAAACCAGCCAGAATCTGCTGTATATTCAGTTCCTTCCTTATTAATACCCGGAGCAAACTGTATTTTGGTTAGCGCCATCTTTTATTCTCATCGATTCATATAAGATGAAAGTACATCGCTGCGAGGGAAAGCAGTTCGACCTCCGCCGTTCATGCCTTTTCCTCCGCCTCCTCCAAAGCCTCCGCCCATAACTGGTTGTTGCTGATTAAAGCCTCCCGCATACCCACCACCTAGCGGCTGTTCGTTGAAATCATTGTTCGTCACATAGGGAGGGACAAAGGGTATTGAGTTATTCATAGAACCGCCCTTTCCGCCGGGGTTGGTAGTCGTTCCGCCCCCAAAGCCTCCTTCATCTCTGTCGTCTATACCATTCATATTGCTGTCTTGGAAATCATTTGTCCGAATCATTCCTCCCCCGCCAGTCATGGGTGGGTTTTGATAATATCCGTCATCCACTCGACCATCGTCTGATGGGCCTCCGGGTTGACCGCCGGGGTCGTAAGGAGTAGGGGAGTACGAAGGAGGCTGATAAGGTTGGTAATGAGGATTTTGAAAGCCATATATATTCTGAGGAATACCAGAGTTCCCAAATCGATATGAGTTATTTTGCATCTGCCCATAACCATATGGCATTCTTGGTTGTTGATAGCTTGGCCGTTGATAGCCATACCTGTTTCCTTTTCT